GCCACAGGTTGCACAATCACAGGCACAGTAGCGGCAACGTCATACACTGGTGACGGTTCATCTTTGACAGGGATTTCGGCTGGTGCAACAGGCGGCGGCAGCGACCAGATATTCTATGAAAACGGTCAAAGCGTAACGACTAACTACACTGTCACAGATGGCAAGAACGCTATGTCGGCTGGGCCAATCACAATTAACACAGGTGTGACCGTAACGGTTGGCACTGGAGAGACTTGGACGGTGGTGTAATGAGTACGGTAAAAGCAGATACAATCGTTGCGGCAGACGGCACTAGCCCTGTTACGCTGACTAAGCAGAGTGCGGTGAAGGCGCACGTTAGGTTTAATGGTACTGGTACAGTGGCTATTTCTGGATACTCACTAAACGTCACATCAATAACGGATTTTGGCACAGGAAATTACGAAGCGATTTTAACAAATGCACTAGCCGCAAATGAAGGTGTGCATTTTAGGACAAGTAACAGCCCCAGTACCTTTGACGGTAGTAGTGGGGCGGCAAACAAAATGCCAATAACAACAGCCAACTCTTCGGGTACTAATGTTGATAGTGCGCGGTGTTACTGTTCCGTACACGGAGACCTAGCATGAGTGAAGTAAAGACAAACAAACTCACTGGCACAAGCACTGCTGGGTCTATCCTTGTAACAGGTGAAGGTAATAGCACGACCACTAACTTACAGCAGGGGTTGGCGAAAAGTTGGTATTGTGTAGACGAAGCAGACCAGATTTTAGATGACAGTTTTGCTGTGAGCAGTCTTACAGACAATGCAGCGGGAGACACATCTGCAAACATGACAAATAATTTTAACAACGCTTTTTATTCTCACGCTGGTTGTTCTGACAATGATGGAACAAACTATCAACGTGGTCCGGGCGGTTTTTATACTTATAGCGGAACTAGCACTACAACATCAGCGTATAGGTGGATTTCATGTGGCGGTTCGAGTGCAAGTAACAACGGATATTTGCGTGAACAAAGACATATGACGCAAATACATTTGGGAGACCTCGCATAATGGCTGGAACAATTGCGGCGGATACTTTGACCCACTCAACCGCAGGGTCACTTGATACGTCTTATGTGGTGAATGGTAGTGCGAAGGCTTGGTCTAACTATTCGGGTTCTGGAACAACATTTAGAGACAGTTTTAACTGTGCGTCTGCAACAGATAACGGAACAGGCGATTACACTAATTCTTTTACAAGTAATATGAACAACGATGACTACAGTGTTAGCGTTGGAATACGTTATGACAGTGGTGCTAACCCATCATATGCCGCAAGAACCGTTGAATTAAAAACATTTGCTACTGGTTCTATTAGATATGTTGGTCAAATTGGCGCTGGCGGCAGTACTAATGATTTTGACCATACTTGCCCACATATTATGGGAGACCTCGCATGACAGTGACCCCAGAATTTCAAGGCACACACCTATTTGACAGACTATGCTGGGCAAAGGAAAACCTAGAAGGTCATCAGTCAGACTACCGCGTCGTATACGAGGACAGCCTAGACGAGTGCGCTAAGATACTTGTGCCTGACCCTAACTGGATGGCGTGTGCATTGCAGGGCGGTATCCTACCACCTGTCTGGGTGTACCACGAACTGGCAAAGGACGAAGCGCAGCCTGACTTTAAGAAGCACACCAGAGGCTACTTGCTGCATGAGACTGAACCAGTCGAGGCTATGACTGAGGAGCAAGCAATCGAATATTTAATTCTCAAGGACTGTCCACAGCATGTGGTCGAGACTTGGGACGAGGGCAACCGCCCGAAGATGGTGATTTGCCGTAAAGAGCAATTGCCGCAAACGAGAGAATGGCGTAATTCGTGGCGCATTTCTGACGACCTTAACTTAGCCGCTTAGGAGATTATAATGGCTGTTACAACTTACATCGTAGATAAGGACGGTAATCAGATTGATGCGTCCACCGCAACCGTTCCATCAGACCGCAACTTTCGTGGTGCGTGGGTGCTTAACGGCACAGTCATCTCAGAGGATTTGACCAAAGCAAAGGAAATCTTTGCTGACAAGGTCCGTGAGGCCAGAGGCCCATTGCTTGAGGCTCTCGACACTGACTATATGAAAGCCCTTGAGACAAGCGCAGACACAACATCAATCGTGGCAGCAAAGCAAGCCCTGCGTGATGCTCCTACGGCTGGTAACAGCGCGACAACAATTGCCGAACTGAAGTCTGCTTGGCCCTCAGTATGTGGCGATAGCCCATATTAATAGGTGAGCCTAATGCCAGAAGATCAGAAAATATTTGTTGATGTCGCGGCGGGTACGGGGACTGCCGCTGCGTTTATGGATATGGCACCAAACGCTGTAGCTATCATCACTGGTATTTGGGTGCTGATCCGAATATGGGAAACCGAGACTGTCAAGCGGATCACGGGGCGCGACTGATGTGGATATTTTTCACGCTTTCCTGTTGACCGTTTGGCTTGGTGTTGGTGAGGACAAGCGCAAAGTTTCAAGCGATATGTATTTCAGATCAGTGGACCGCTGCGTTTATTTTGCCCAGCGGCTGCACAAGCAGGGCGGCGATGTAACTTCCGTCTGCATCCCCGTCATCGTTGGACCAGACCAAAAGGTGTATGATTGATGTTAGCTGAACTCGCCGCAGCAAACGCCGCTTTCGCGGTTATCAAACAGGTCGTCAATAACGGCCACGATATTGCGAAGGCTGGTAAGGCCATCAATAAGTTTATGTCTTGCAAGGAAGAGTTGCAGCGCGAAGGCAACAAAAAACGTGCGCGTGGCGTTGGCGGCTCTGACCTTGAAGAGTTTATGGCTCTTGAGCAAATCAGGGAAAAAGAAAAGCAACTCAAGGAACTAATGATATATGCTGGTCGTGCCGGGATGTGGCGAGATTATGAGCGTTTCTGCAAAGAAGCAAAAACAGGCCGGGCAGACGCAGCAAAACGTGCCGCAAAGCGCAGGGCAAAACTACAGGAAAAAATAGGTGTCGGCATTGTCGTCGCATTGCTTGCCAGTGTTGTCGCAGCCCTGATTGCTTGGGGTTTGTGGATGAGGGGCCAAATATAAACATCACTGCCACCACAACCGGGTTGACCGGAGAATACATTACAGCAGCCGCGTTGCTTGGCCTCGGCTGGCGTGTCTCTATGTCTCAGCAGGATTCGGTTGATCTGGTGGCTTGGAGTGGTCAAGACTTCATGCGTGTCCAAGTGAAATCGGCGCAAATTCACAAACAAAGAGATCGTGCGATTGGATACCAGTTTCAGAACGCATCTGGCCGGGACAAAAAAACCCTACCAACGCTTGAGCAGTTTGATGTTTTGGCGCATTGCGCCATCAATGACCGCAAGGTACATTTTACAGCGGCTTGTTCGGTGAACCAGTACACTCAACGAAGACCACCAAGTTGGTTTCAGCAGGACGACCTAGAGCAAAGGTCTTGGGAAAAGGCCGTCCAAATTGTTATGGAGACCCGGAATGAATAAACTAATTGAGATGATTAAGCACCACGAGGGTGTGGTTAAACACGCCTATCAAGACAGCCGTGGATATCTGACGATTGGCGTGGGTCGCTTGATCGACAAGGAACTGGGCGGCGGTCTGTCAGACGATGAGGTTGACTACCTGCTGGATAACGATCTAAAGAGGTGTCAGGCAGAGGCTGAGACGTATGGGTGGTTTGCTGGGCTTAACGAGCCGCGTCAGGCCGTTGTAATCTCACTCCTGTTCAATCTAGGCAAGCCGCGCTGGGACAAGTTCAAGAAGGCTCAAGCGGCGATTGAGGCTGGAGACTACGGCGAAGCTGCGGCGCAGATGCTTGACAGCCGCTGGGCTGATCAGGTCGGCAAACGTGCCGATGATATGGCTGGGATGATGATCAGTGGAGAGTGGCCGTGATCATGTGGGATATGCACAACCGCACCACCGAGGAGCAGGCGAGGAGGAACAGAGATGCAGTGGTTACTACTGATGATTATCGTGTCGGCTGATGGCAGTATAACGCCACACATTTTGAGCCAGCATGATACAATGGCTGGGTGCCACGTTGCCGGGACGCGAATAAGCTGGGAAGAGAGAATGCCGGTGAACAAGGAAATGGTTTGCCTAGCAACAGATATAGCAATGAGGACAGAGTAATGCTTGGAGCTTTAGCAAAAATATTAGGATCGGGTGACGTTATCAGTCAGGGCATGAAGCTGATTGATGATATGCACACCAGTGATGAAGAGGCCATCGCAGCCAAGAGCAAGGCCAAGATAGATCTGATGGCAGCATACGCACCATTCAAGATCGCGCAGCGTTACCTCGCGCTGATGTTTGGGGCCACGTTCTTGGGCAGCTATATGCTGGTGCTTGGCATGACGATCACTGGCCGGGGTGACCCGGACGCAGTCACCAAGGTTATGGATCAGTTCACAATAAACTATTCGATGCTGATTATCCTCGGATTTTATTTTGGCGGCGGTGTCGTTGACAGTCTAAAGGCCAAGAAATAAAAAACCCCAGCGCGTTAACGCTGGGGCTGTGGAGGGAGAAAAGATCTTTCAAAGATCACAATAACTCTATGTGACGATCATTGATGCGTCTAGCCCTTTCCTTATCAATTATCGCACAAATGTGGATCTGGACGGTTTTCTGGCCCCTGCCCATAAATCGCCCTAGCTCGCGTGTGGACGGCGTGTAGTTATATTCCCGCTGGAACACAGAGATGGCATCGTAGACAGCCTCCTGCGCTGGCGTGAGCGCCGCTGATGCGTGTTCCTTATCCATCCTCGTACCCACTTGTCGCAGTTACAACGTGCGTTGGCTTTGTCTTAAACGTGCCGACAGGATCTGGCAGCTTAACATCATCGGCAAAAGCATTGTCGGGAAGATTAGCTGTAGCTTTCGCCCAAGCCTTTTTTTGACTTTCGATGTATTCCTTGTGATGGCGCAGGCCATCAACTGAAGTTTCTCTTCTGTTCGGCATCAGTCTGTTTCCTTTATGACTAGGGTTTTTGATCGCATCGATCTGGCTGGCTTGGCAGGCGTTACTTTCTCCGGCTGCGCCTTGTAGTGTCGGGACGGCCACTTAACCATATACTTTTGATTGCCGACCAACCCATAGGCAACCTCCGCATCGCCCATTAGGTTCATCAAACAGAGACTGGCTTGCTGAATGTCTTGCTCGGCCATTGCCTTGTGCTTTTGTGCGTGGACTAAATCTTCCAGCGCAGTCTTGGCATCCTCGTCATCAATCTCAACAGGACGCGCTGATGTGTCGGTTGTCGAATGTACTATGGTTGCATCGTGGATAGAGTAGGCCGGATAAAACTCCCGCGTCTTTCGCCTTTCCTCGAAATTAAGCACAGCATCAGTGATCTGTGACTGCACAATGTTATCCTTGCGATAAAGGTAAATGCGAAGCTGGTTGCCTTGGTGCAACACACAGACTGCGCCGCGTGCTATACCAGTACACATCATCTGGCCCTGCATCTGCAATGGGCCGCGCCACAAGGCTGGGCGTTCAGCCGGGTAGGCGTTTGTGTTTTTCGCCTCAAGCAGTATCGGTCCATCTAGCGTGATGCTGTCATCATTCGGCAAGTAAATGCCGTTGGATGGATCATCAACAAACGTGCCACTACCCTTTGCCCGGCCATCTAGTGACGCGCCAAGCGGCAGGGTTGGATGCTCAAATGGCTTTGTGAAATTTGTTTCCAGATCTGTCAGGCCAAGACGCCGGGCAGCTTCACGCAATATGGTTTCTTCTAACGTATCGCCCCAAAACATTGGCTCATTCTGAGGAATACGCACTGGCTGACCACCGGCATCGATATCCAGCATTTCTTGCAGCAACTCGTTGGGCGTTGCATACGGTGAAGCGTTTAGCAGCACTGGTA